GGCGAGCTCATCGTAGGAAAGCTGGCCGGTCACGTAGCCGTGCTTGTAGTCGCGGACTTTGCTTTTAGCGCGTTGGACGCGTTCGGCAAGGATGTCGATGTCGGGAGTTGTAACGGTGTTCATAGCCGGCAGCTTAAGCAGAGTATAGGATTGGTTCAAGCCTTGTCTTGGAAAAATTTCATTGATGGATCATGGAAGCGCGCAGTGAGCAAAACGAGGAGAGTACTCCGGCTGAGGAGAGTACTCCTTGGGAGCGTCAACTAAACGAGAAGAGGCATCACTACGATTGGTTTCATACGTATCTGATGTTGGGGCCATCGCGCACGCTGGTGGCGGCGTATAACGCGATTCAGGCCCAAAAGAGTCCGGGCAAGCCCGGCGCCTCGTGCGTATCCGGCGCATGGAAGGAAGTCGCGGAAAAATGGCGGTGGCGCGAGCGGGTGGCGGCGTGGGACGTGTGGCAGCAACAGAAGGCCGAGGAACGCCAGCGCGTGCGCCAACGCGAGCTTGAAGATCGTCTTTACCGGGTGCGGGAGCGGCTGGTGGAGAAGGTGGAGAAGATGTTGGACTTTCCCCTCCATCAGGTCAAGAGCGGCGGAGCGGGCGGCACGACGATCATCGAGCCGGTGCGCTGGAATCTCAATAGCGTTGCCCATCTTCTCAACGCGCAGCAAAAGCTCGGTGGCGAATCCGACATCGTGAAATACATCGATCTCAGTGCGCTGAGCGAAGAGCAGCTTTTGCGATTGTCGAAGGGCGAGAGTATCTACCGCGTACTCGGCTTGCACGATCCGAAGCCGGCGCCGCCAAATGCGACGGGGTTTGGTGCGGCAGGCGATTTAGAACCCGGCGACGAACGCGCAACGAATCCCCATGACAACATTGCAGATTCGAGCGCAGGCGGAACTTGAACGGCGGCGGCGTCAGAACACGCAGGCCCCGATTCTCAGCACCTTTAAAACTCGATATCGGCACAACTGGGTGGGCTTCGTCCATGACTGCATCGCCTGGAAGGACGGCGAAGGGCCGTCGTTCTATCAAGATGAGATCATGGAGCAGCTTCCGGTGGTGCGGCGCGCGTGTGTGCGCGGCCCGCACGGCCTCGGAAAAACCGCGCTTGCTTCGTGGGGAGTACTCTGGTTCGCACTCACGCGCGACGGCGAGGACTGGAAGATTCCCACCACGGCGAGCGCCTGGCGGCAACTCACGAAGTTTCTGTGGCCGGAGGTTCATAAGTGGTCGCGCAAACTCCGCTGGGAGCGCATCGGCAGGCCGGCGTTCGATGAGAGGTTGGAGCTTCAAAAGCTGAACCTGAAACTCTCAACCGGCGAAGCGTTCGCGGTCGCGTCCGACGTGCCGGAGTACATCGAAGGCGCACACGCGGATTGTTTGTTTTATTTGTTCGATGAATCGAAGGCAATTCCCAACGAAACCTTCGACGCTGCCGAGGGCGCGTTCTCCACGGCGGGTGACGACCTGCCTGGCGAAGCCTACGCGTTGGCGATCAGCACGCCGGGCGATCCGTTCGGGCGGTTTTACGACATCCAGTCGAAGAAGGCTGGATTCGAAGACTGGTGGGCGCGCGCGGTCACGCTCGAAGAGACGATCCAAGCGCGGCGTGTGTCGCGGCAGTGGGCCGAGCAGCGCAAGGCGCAGTGGGGCGAGGAGAGTTCGCTGTATCAGCGCCGAGTACTCGGCAACTTCGCGAGCGAGGAAGAGGACACCGTGATTCCGCTCTCGTGGATCGAGGCGGCGCAGGAACGGTGGCAGGAGTGGAACGAGGCCGGCAAACCGGGAGTACTCGAAGCATTGGGCGTGGACGTGGGCGCCGGCGGCGATCCGAGCGCACTGGCGAAGCTGTTCGATGTCCAGGAAAGCAGCGTGAAAAAGGCGATCGACAATCTGATTTACGAAACCTCCGCCGACCCGCTGAAGATCGGCGACATGGCGGCGCGGGCGATGCGCGACGCGCCGGGCACGCGCTGCGTGGTGGACGCCATTGGCGTCGGCTCGGGAACGGTGAGCCATTTGCGGCGGCAGGGTTTTACGAACGTTCTGGGTTTCGTGGCCGGCGCGACGGCGCCGCTCAAAGACAGGCGCGGGCGCGAGAAGAAGGATCGGAGCGGTGAATTCGGATTCGCCGATTTGCGGAGTTGGGCGTGGTGGACGATGCGCGAGATGCTCGATCCTCAGTATCAAGAAGGCTGGGCATTGCCGCCCGATGACAGGCTGACGGGCGACCTCTCCGCGCCCAAGTGGAAGGAAGCCGGGCGCGAGCAGATCAAAGTCGAGAGCAAGGACGACGTGAAAAAGCGGTTGCATCGCTCGACGGACGCGGCGGACGCCGTGATCGAGACGCTTTATGACGAGCCGGCACCACAGACCGCCAGTGAGCCGGAAAGCCAAGGATGGATTTATTGATGCCACTTTTACAAGAACAACAACAGCGCGCACGCACCGATAACGCCGGCACGCTACGCGATAATTCAATAGCACCAGCTGCGGGCTTCGATCCGGCAAGTCTCACTTTCGCGCAGGCCAAAAAATATCTGCCCAAGCCGGCGCGGGCGTGGAACTTCGAGCGGGAGACTTCCGACCTCATCGAAGCCGATGATTTTTGGCAGTGCGCGCGGCGCTATGTCGGGCCGATGCCCGCGCCGGGGCCAGGCTTCGATGCGGCGATGGAAGTACTCCGTAAATCGTTCGCTCCGGTGCTCAAGCTCCGCGAAGTGCTGCGCCGCCATATACGCGGCGTCGGTGGACGTGAGCCACAGTTTGAAATCGTTTTGTCGGATGACGACGGTAAGCCTTTACTGCTTCAGAAGAAGCGTCGCAAGCGCGAAGATTATGAATCCACACGCACCAGCATCGAGGCGCTTGCCGACGAAGCCGACGACGTGCAGGGCGATGTGTGGGACGAGCGCGGCGAGCATGACCTCGTGCTTTCTTTCTTACGCCGCTTGCGCGCGACGGGCGCGGCCTATCTGCGCTATGACGTGCCGCCCGGCCTGTTGGTGAAGGGCATCGACCGCGAAACCGGTGAGGAGACCTTCGGCATCGACACTGAAAACGATGCGGCGAGCTGGCGGGACGCCTACCGGCTGCTCTATCTCGACCTGGTGCCGCGCGGCGCGGCTTATATCCACACCGACAAAGCGACGATGCGCAAAACGTCGTTTTTTACCTATGAGGAGCCAAAAGCGGCGACGCCCGAGAAAACGCGCAAATGCATTCAAATCTCGTGGCTCGAAAAGGCCACGAAGCTGACTAATGTGCGAGTACTCCGCGACGACGGCACGAGCGACGAGTGGCAGCTCGATACCGGCGGACGCCTCCTCGTGATCGAAGCGGAGATGGAGCGCTTGCTGACGCCCGACCTCTTGCGCCTACAAGACATCATGTGTAGCCAGGCGACGATGATGAAGATCAACGGCGACGTCGCCGGCTTTCCACAGACGACGGCGATTGACATTGCTCCGCCGTCGAAGCTGGTAGACGACCCCACCAATCCCGGCGAGAAGAAGCGCGAAGCCGCGCCGCTGCCGACCGGGCCGCGCGCCTTCCAGCTACTCTATTCCTATCAGGACAAAGACGCGCAGGGCAATCCGATTTTGGACGACAAAGGCAAGCCGACTCTGCGCTCCGGCACGATTCAATACCGCGAGCCGGTTTCCAGCCAGCCGCTGCGCGACGATGCCGATTGGTTCGAGAAGCAGATTTACCTCGCTGTGAATCAGGAGCATATCGTCGCGCGGCGTAGCGCCGCGGCCAGCGCGGAGATGCTGGTGGAGATGCGCGCCGACTACGCGGACTCGCTCCTTGAAACGAAACCGCATTTCGAGAAGGCGCTGCGCGAAGTACTCCACGCGCGGCTGTGCGCGGCGGCTTATCTGGCAGGCGATACCGCGACGCTCGAACGTTTCAAAGCCGGTCGCGTGCGCGTGGACGCGCAGCTCAACGCCGGGCCGCTCTCGCAGGCCGAGCGCGATGAGATTCTCAATCGCTACAAAGAAGGTTTGCTCTCGCGCCAGACGACGATGGTCATGCTTGGGACCGAGGACGTGGATGCCGAGATCGAGCAGATCAACGAGGAGAAGCGCGAAGGCGTCACCGGCTTAGGTGACGGCGTGCCGCCCGT